GATAATGTTTACGGTGTAGACGATATAGATTTAGAAAAAGGAAGTCGTTCTTTGGGAGTTATTGAAGAATCTCTTAGAAAACTAATAGATTGATATATTTATTAATAAAACCTATTATGAAATTTGGACAATTAATGAGTAAAATAGAAGGGTTATTGATTAACTCTTATGTAAATGAGACAGCTAAAATTGAGTTGAAAAACTTTAGAAAATTGGTATTGGAAAATAAAAACGCCAGTTCAATGTTTCATATCTATACAGAATTGTCAAAGAAAAAAGGTTTGGACAAAGAAATTGCTGAATCGTATATCAACGAGTCTTTAAGACAAATTGAAAAAATTTCTCCAAGATTAAACACACAAAAAATTGAATATTGGGTTAAGGATGTTGTTTGTGAAAACATCTACGAAGATATTGACAATATTGTATACAGTTCACCAAACAAAATTATGGAAACTGTTAATAGCAAAAAAACTTTAATAAAGTCATTGAGTGAATCATCTGAGGTTAAATCTCACATTGATTTACCAATCGAAACTTTATTAAACATCGCCAACAAATCAATCAAAGGATACATCGAAAATTTAGATGAAGATTCAAAGAGAGATTTGTCTAAAGTATTAATGACAGAAGATGTGGAACTCTCGAAAGAATTTGATGAATTAAAATCAAAGACTATTGGTAAATTGAGTAACATCACAGAATCTTTAGATGACGTAACTAGTAAGAAATTACAAGAAACAATCGAACAGGTTCAGTCAGATACTTTTTCAAAAATTAATTATGTGAGATTATATAATCTCCACAACAATTTATAAATTATCTTTTTCTTTTTGGGACTGAACGTATTTGGCTTTCAGTTTCTGATTTCTTTTCAAAACACTTTTTTTCTCGTACTGTAATCTTTCACGTAACTTTTCATTTTGTTTTGTTTTGATTACTTTTCCTTTGAGAATTTTTAAGGCTTTCTCCAAATTCTGACCATTTTCTATTTTTACTTTTAACATATTCTATTAAATAACTCAAATATGTTAAAAAGTTTGACTTGATAATCAAAATTGGTTAATTTTTATCAACAAATAAATGTAATTAAAATGATTATTAATGAAAAAAGGGAAAACGGCACGAATCATTGGGTTCAGTGATTCAAAAGTGAGTTATGGTACAGTTGATTCAAAAAATTTCAAATCAGTATATCTAAACTTACAAAGTTGGGTATCTCCAAAAGAAAATTATGAAAAGTGGGAACGCATTGTAGGTAACTTTAGTAGAAACATAAAACACACAGTTTACGAAATTGCGGACAATGACACATTCAAAGATACGAATATTGTTGACTTAGACTTAAGAACAAGTGGGATTGTGTATGGAAAAAAAAGTTTTATGAATTTAGAAATCACATTATTCCTCAACGAAGAAATGGAATTTAAAGACACCAAATTAAAAGAAAAACTTAAGAAAATTGCCAAAGCTATTTACGTAGATAATTTTAAGAATAACGACTATTTTGATTTTACTATTTCAAAGAAAGTAAAAGATACAATTTGATGGTATTTATTATTAAAATGTTTTTATGAAAATATTAGGACCACAAGATACAGGTAAAGGAATATTGGTTGAAATGGATGCGGGATATATTTCCCCAACTGAAACTCACAATAAGAATTTATTAGAGCAAGCCAACAAAAATATGTTGGACTATTCAAAACCATTTGAATTCTATGCCGTACTACAAAAATACAATACACCAAACCGTAATGGTAGAGTGTATCCTGAAAAGATTCTCAAAAGAGAAGCGGACAACTACAAGAAGATGATTGCCAAAGGAACGGCACTATCTGAACTAAACCACCCTGAATCATCATTAATTGACCTTGACAGAGTATCTCACCTTATCAATGAGGTGTGGTGGGACGGACACATACTTATGGGTAAATTAAAGCTTCTTACATCACCTGGATTTCACGAAAGAGGTATTGTATCTACAAAGGGTGACCAAGCGGCAAACTTGTTAAGACAAGGTGTTACTTTGGGTATTTCATCACGTGGTGTTGGTTCGTTGAAAAAGACGGGTGAACAAAATGAAGTACAAGATGACTTTGAATTAATTTGTTTTGATTTGGTATCATCTCCATCGACACCAGGAGCATACCTATTCACAAACGTTGAAGATAGAAATAAGTTTGAAGAAAATTTAGATGAGGAAAAGAATTTGAGAACACCAAATATTGGGGTGAGTGAAAAAGGAATGAATCGCTCTATTGACTTATTGAAAAAATTAAACCATTATTTGGACAAATAATATTAAAAACATGGATGAAAAATATTTTGTAGCGAAAGTTCAGTACGAACTACCTGATGAAAACACAGGAAAATTGAAGAAGATTAGAGAAGAGAAATTGGTGAAAGGTTACTCGGTAACCGATGTAGAAGCCAAGGTTACCTCACGATACACGGGGTTCCAACATGATTGGAGAATCACAGCGGTATCGGAAAGTAAGATTGACGAAGTTATTGAAGATTAATCAAAACCCCTCCTAACAGAGGGGTTTTTTTATTTATTTTGGGTTTCTGCCAACCCAATCCCAACTTTTTTTGAGTTGGGATATATTTATTATGTAAATTATTATAAAATTTATATGGCAGACAAAAAGTCATTAGTCGAGGAAGCATTACTTCAAATGAAAAATTTAGAAGAAGTAGTGACTGAAAATGCAAAAGGAATACTTGCTTCTACAATGAAGGGAGAAATCGCAGAATTAGTAAAAGAGTCTTTAAAGAAAGAGACTAACGAACAAGCAGAAGACGAGATTGGTATTGAAATGGATTCTATGGATGACATGGGAGACGAAGATAAAATGGACATCGACATGGATATGGACGATGAAGATGGAATGGACGTTGACGACATGGGTATGGAAATGGATTTTGATATGGACTCGGAAGATGAACAACCAATTGACCTTACAAACGCATCTGATGATGAGATTTTAAAGGTTTTCAAATCTATGAGTGATGATGATGGTATTATCGTAAAAAAAGACGATGACCAAATTACTTTAGAAGATGAGAACGAAGACGCTGAGTACATTATCCAAATGGAAAGTGACATGGAAGAAGAAACTATGGACGAAGAATATATGGATATGGAAATGGAAGAATCTGAAGAAATGGAAGGAATGGGAATGGAAATGGAAGAAGAAATGTCTGATGAAGAATTAGATATGTTAATGCAAAGTATGTTCCAAACCGAATCTATGGATGAAGAAGAATACATGAAAGAAATGGAAATGGAAGAATCTGAAGAGATGGAAGAAGGTGAAGATGAAGTTGTTTATGAAATAGAAATGGACGAAGAAGATGATGATGATGATGATATGGAAGACATGAATGAAGGTAAGATGACTATTAAACCTGTTATGGGAAAATTAACTAAATCATCATTAACAAATAAAGCAAAAAAGATGGAAACAAAAGAAGGTTCCATGATGTCCAAACCTGTAGTGGGTAAAGGTGTTAAAACCGGAACAGCAAAATTCGAATACAAAGAAGGTAAAAAAATGGAAACTAAAGAAGCTGCTATCGAACCAAAAGGTAGAGCTAAAGGAGTTGGTATGAATTTATCTCCTAAAAAATTCGAATACACTGAAGCTAAAAAATTTGGAGGTAATAAAGACGAATACAAACGTAAAGAAGGTCATAAGACAGGAGACGTTAAAGGTCACTACAAAGACTACGAAGGAAAAGTTGGTGGTAACAAAGGTGATAAGTCTAAAACACATCCAGGTAAAAAAGATTACGAAAAAGAGGAAACTAAAGAAGCTGCAAGAACATTATCAAACGGTACGAGAAACTACCCAATGAGAAAAGGTTTACCAAAAATGAAAGTTAAACCAAATTCAGCACTTTCTGAAGAAGTAACTCAATTGAGAGAAAAGAATGAAGAGTATAGAAAAGCTTTAAACATTTTCAGAGATAAATTGAATGAAGTTGCAGTCTTCAACTCAAACTTGGCATATGCTACAAGATTGTTTACTGAACATACAACTACAAAACAAGAAAAGATTAATATCTTAAGAAGATTTGATGATGTTGAAACTTTAAAAGAATCTAAATCATTATATGGCTCAATTAAAAATGAATTAAATAACAATAATCAAAGTGTTGTAACTGAATCTATGTCTAAGATTGAAAAATCTCCAGTATCTGGTTCAGCTCAAAATTTGATTGAATCTAAGACATACGAAAATCCACAATTCTTAAGAATGAAAGATATTATGTCTAAAATAGTAAAATAAAAATAAACATAAAACTAAAAACAAAATAAAATTAAAATGGGTGCATTATTAGAAAGCGGTCTTGTTGGTAACATTGGTTTAAAACACTTAAAAGTTATCAAAGAAGACACAATTAACAAATGGGATAAACTTGGCTTTTTGGAAGGATTAAAAGGTCACATGAAAGAAAACGTAGCACAGTTGTACGAAAACCAAGCTTCACACTTAATCAATGAGGCTTCTTCAACTTCTGACTCTGGTTCTTTTGAAACAGTTGTTTTCCCAATCGTGAGAAGAGTATTCTCTAAATTATTAGCTAACGACATCGTGTCAGTACAAGCAATGAACTTACCAATCGGTAAATTGTTCTACTTCGTACCTAAAATTCAAGGTTATTCTGGTGGTACTTCTACTAACGGATACTTTGGTAACAGTGGAGCTCACTACGCTCCTGTAGGTTCTCCAGGAAACTATCCTGGTGACCCAAACAACGGATACACTAATGTTCCTGCAGGTGGTGCTGGTTACAATGATATCTTCAATAAGGATTTGTATGACTTATT